TCATAACAATAATAACGTAATTGTTTATCCACAAGGTGGGGTTAAGTCTTTAGGATGGGCAAGATATTTAGATACGCAATATACGGATGTGAGTCCATTGTCTTTAGTTACTGATACGTTGACTACATTACCAAATAATGCAGGTACTGTAATCAGAAGTCATTCTTCAATAGATTTTTATCAAAATGGTGTCAATTCAAAGTTTTATGGTCAAAATTTAAGTGATGTTTATATTGTTACGGTTGAATTTAAGGCATCAGCACCAAACGCAAATCAAACTCATTTAGATTTATCTATTCAAAATGGCGGTGGTAATATTCAAAACCTTGAAATTGCATTATCCTATATAAAAGGGAATAACGTAACACAAGTTTTCCACACAATGTTTCAATACTACATAGACCAAAACTTTTTAGATAATGGTGCTTCTTTACACATACAATCTCACGGAGGAGTATCTTCTATTTGGGATATTGAATATTTTGTACAACGAACACAAAATGCAAGTTTAAGCTAATGATAAAGAAAAGAAAAAGATACGTTAAATCAAGAACATCTCCTAAAGGAGGAAAAAGAGGGTGTTTATGTGCTGATGGAAGAACATATTCTAGCAAATGCTGTGATGGTTCTTTAGAAGGTCAAGGCATTGGTAATATAACAGGAACAACATCTTAAAAATCTAACACCTTATTGTAAATCAATTACTTTTATAAATTATAATAATTATTATGAACGCAACAACTATTTTGAACGAAATCCTTCAGAAGTTGTCTGTGTTGACAAAAGAAGACGAACTAACTCAAGAGCTCTCTGATCAAGAGGTGAATCAAGAGGAGGTTGTCGAAGCTGTTAGCGAGGCTACTGAAGAAGTACAAGAAGAACCTGCTGAGTTATCAGAGGAGTCTGTAGAGGCTGCCGAAGATACTGTAGTAGAGGAAGAAGCAAAACTTGGAGAAGGTTACGTTTCTGAAGAACAGTATATGGCGGATATGTCAGCATTAAAAGCTGAGATTGATTCTATTAAGAAAATGGTAGAGGTTGAGATGAGTGAGGTAAAGAAAGAAAAAGAATTACTTTCTGAGCAAGTAAACGAACTCTCTAAAGAGCCTGCTGCTGAACCAATTAAACACAATCCTGAAGGTGAGGAATCAAAGAAATTCAACTTCACTTACGGACAAAATAAGCCACAGTCTACATTTGATAGAGTAATGGCAAGAATTAGTAATAAATAAATAAATAAATAAAAATGGCTACAACAACTTCAATTACTTCAACATATGCAGGAGAGTTTGCAGGTCAGTATATCGCTGCTGCTTTGTTGGAAGGTTCTACTATCGCTAATGGTGGTATTACCGTAAAACCTAACGTAAAGTTAAAAGAGGTTATCAAAAAAGTATCTACTAACGATATCGTTAAAGATGCTTCTTGTGATTTTGATGCAACTTCAACTCTTACGCTTGCTGAAAGAATCCTCACTCCAGAGGAACTTCAAGTAAACTTACAACTTTGTAAAAAAGACTTCCATTCAGATTGGGAAGCTGTACAAATGGGATATTCAGCTTTTGATAGCTTGCCTCCTTCATTTAGCGACTTCTTGATTGGTCACGTTGCTTCTAAAGTTGCACAACGTACTGAAACTTCTATTTGGGCAGGTTCAACTGCTACAAGCGGACAGTTTGATGGTCTTGTTACTTTAGCTACTGCTGATGCTGATGTAAACGATGTAACAGGTACTACAGTAACTGCTGCTAACGTTATTGATGAATTAGGAAAAATCGTAGATGCTATTCCTTCTGCCCTTTATGGAAGTGAAGATTTATATGTTTACGTTTCTCAAAACATCGCTCGTGCTTATGTTCGTAGTTTAGGTGGATTTGGTGCATCAGGTTTAGGTGCAGCAGGTACAAACTCTATGGGAACTCAATGGTGGAATAACGGTTCACTTTCTTTTGATGGTGTAAAATTATTCGTTGCTAATGGTCTTTCTGACAACACAGCTATGGCTGCTGAGAAATCTAACTTATTCTTTGGTACTGGTCTTCTTTCTGACTTAAACGAAGTAAAAGTATTAGATATGGCTGACCTTGATGGTTCGCAAAACGTAAGAGTAATTATGCGATTTACAGCAGGTGTTCAATATGGCATCGGTTCTGATATCGTTCTTTACTCATAATAAATAGATTTCAATAACCAAAGAGGGTAGGTGGTACAATATCTGCCTGCCCTTTTTTAATAAAAAAATAATACTATGGCTTGCGATTTAACTGGTGGGAGATTAAAACCTTGTAAAGATGCTGTAGGGGGTATCAGAAAAATTCACTTTGTAGATTACGGAGACTTAGCTACTATTTCAGTAACTGATGACGAAGTAACAGATATTAGCGGAACATTTTCTTATCACTCTTACGATGTTAAAGGTAATTCTTCCTTAGAAACAAATATTCAAACTTCTCTTGAGAATGGTACAACATTCTTTGAGCAAGTAGTAAACATTACTCTACACAAACTTACAAAAGAGGACAACAAGGAGCTAAAATTAATGGCTTTTGGTAGACCTCACGTTTTTGTAGAGACTTTTGATGGTAAAGTTCTTTTAGTTGGTAGAGAACACGGAGCAGAAGTTACAGGAGGTACAGCAGTTACAGGAACTGCAATGGGCGACCTTCAAGGATACACATTGACTCTTACTGCTAACGAAACAACTTTACCTAACTTTGTAGACTCTCCAACGGCTGCTGATCCTTTTGCAGGTATGGCTAGTGCTACTGCGACTCAATCTACTCAGCGTGCTGTATAGTTAAGGGTTGGATTTTCAATTCAATAAGGGGGCTTTTGCTCCCTTTTTTTATATCTTTACAGAAACAATTCAATAGGGGGTAGTTATTTTGTATATGGATATATTACCTACATCAGGAGTACAACAGCTAAAGATAATTCCTCGCAAGGATGCGGAAGCTCCAGTTATAAAGTTGACTGATAAATCAACTAGAAAAACGACTACGGTTACACCATCTAAAACGGTTGATGGAGACTATATGGTATTGACAGGAACATTTAGCTTAATCGAAGATAACTTGTACAGTTACCGAGTACAATTATCTAGTTCAGATGATGAAGAAATATACAGAGGTTTAATATACTGTACTAACCAAACATCTCTTGACAAGTATTTCATTAACGAAGATGACTATACTGAAGAGACCAGTTTTGATAACGAATTTGTAATTATATAATGGCAAGAAAAAACCACAGCAACTCAATCAATAGAGTAAAGGATGCGATTCACGTTGTAAACCTTTCCTCTTATACAGCTCCTGAAGTTATAGAGTCTAAGCGATATGATTGGGTAGAATATGGAGAAGACAATATGTACTTTCAGTATCTTATAGACAGATACAACGGTTCTCCAACTAATAACGCAGCAATCAACGGAATATCTGAGATGATATATGGGAGAGGATTGGATGCCACGGACTCTGAGAAAAAACCAAGAGAGTATCAAGAGATGGTAGACCTCATCAAGAAAGATTGTATGAAGAAGGTTTGCTACGATTATTATATGATGGGTCAAGCTGCTCTTCAGATTATCTACAGCAAAGACAGAACCAAGATTGCTAAGGTGGCTCACATTCCAATTGAAACAATAAGAGCAGAAAAAGCTATTGATGGAGATATTAAGGCTTATTACTATTCTAGCGATTGGACTAAGGTTCAAAAGAATGACAAACCTAAAAGAATAGCTGCATTTGGAACAAGTAAGGATTCTATAGAGATAATGTATATTAGACCTTATCGTGCAGGATACTATTATTATAGTCCAGTAGGATACCAGGGAGGATTACAGTATGCTGAATTAGAAGAAGAGATTGCCAATTACCATATAAGCAATATTCAGAACGGTCTACAGCCAAGTATGTTGATTAACTTTAACAATGGCACTCCTGATAAAGAACAGCGTGATGCTATTGAAAGAGCAATTTATGAGAAGTTTAGCGGTAGTTCAAACGCAGGTAAGTTTATCTTGGCATTTAACGATAGCAAAGAACTTGCAGCTACTATTGATCCTGTAGTCATCAACGATGCTCATCAACAATATCAATTCTTATCTGATGAGAGTATGAAGAAAGTGATGGTATCCCATCGCATTATCTCTCCAATGTTGGTTGGTATAAAAGACCAAACTGGTTTAGGTAATAACGCAGAGGAGCTCCAAACAGCTTCTATTCTTATGGATAATACCGTTATTCGACCAATGCAGGTTACAATACTTGACGAATTGGCAAAAATACTTGATTACAACAATATTGATCTTGATATCTACTTTAAGACTTTACAGCCTCTTGAATTTACAGATTTGACAAATGCGTTAACTGATGCTGAAATAGAGAAAGAAACTGGAGTTAAAAACCAAGATGTACAAACGGAACAACAAAAAGTAGATAAACAAATTGAAGAGTTAGAATAATGGCAACTGCACTATTTATAAAGAGAGCTGATTTAGTTAAGAATACTGCATTAAGTGGTAATGTAGATACTGATAAATTTATACAGTTTATTAAGTTAGCCCAGGAGATTCACGTTAGAAATTATCTTGGTAGTGACTTGTATAATAAGATTAGTAGTGATATTATTGCAAGTACTCTTTCAGGTGATTATCTTGACTTAGTTAATGACTATATACAACCAATGTTGATTCACTTTGCGATGAGTGAGTATTTACCATTTGCAGCTTATACTATTGCCAATGGAGGAGTGTACAAACATACTTCTGAAAATGCTACTCAACCATTAAAAGAAGAGATAGACAGTTTGATTGCCAAAGAAAGAGATTATGCGGAGTACTATACCAATAGATTTATTGAGTATATGAGTTTTAATGCGAGTAGTAAATTTCCTGAATACTACAGTAATAATAACGAGGATATATATCCTGATAAAGATTCACTATTCCAAGGATGGGTACTGTAAAAAAGAAGAAACAATACAAGCCTAAGAAAGAGAACATTATTAAATTAAGTAATTACTTAAAAAAGAGAGATGACAAACTTAATAAGGCTAGTCAATACAGATAATAACTCTTAGTTTATGGCAAATATCGAAGATTGGTACGGATTAAATGGTGTAGATTGGGGTGATACCTATGATAACTCTTGGTGGGGTAATGTCAACGAACCAAGTAGTTGGGGTATTATATATCCTTTTAATGCTGAAGGTAGTAATTTCAGAGCCGATATTTCCTTAATACTAGCAGATACAACAATATATAGAGCAGACGCAACAAAATTCTAAAAAATAAATAATGGCAAAACAAACAATAAATATCGGAACAGTTGCTAATGATGGCACAGGTGATCCGTTAAGAACCGCCTTTGATAAGGCTAACGACAACTTTACTGAAGTATATTCAAAACCTGATTTAACGTTAGCTGCTAATATCCTTACATTAACAAAAGCTGATGGTACAACAGATACCGTTGATTTATCCACATATTTAGATGAAGATGCAAGAGCAATATCTAGTGGTACATTAAACGCAGCAACTGGAATTGTAACTTTCACTCGTGATGATGCTTCTACATTTACTATTGATTTATCAGGATTGTTAGATGATACTGTAGCTAATGATGCTACTATAACTTTAACAGCAGGTAGTGGTTTAACAGGTGGAGGTGATTTTACAACCGATCAGGCTTCTCCTGAGACAATTACCTTTGATGTTAATGTAGATGATGTCACTATTGAAGTAGCTACAGATACTGTACAAGTTAAAGACGATGGTATTTCTTACGCTAAGATGGGTACTGAATTTACAACTAGTGCGGTTATTTCTGCAAGTGATGTAGATTTTAGTTCTGCTGCGGTATTTACTAAAACACTATCAGCAAACACTACTTTAACCTTTTCAAACGTATCAACAGGTATGGTTAAGGACTTAGTAATCACAGGAAACTTTACTTTGACACTTCCTGCATCGGTTAAAACAATCACAGGAACGTATGACGGAACTGTAAGTAACCTTATTCAAATAGTATCAACTAACGGCTCAACAGAACAATGGGCAACAATATCTAAAGAAGCGTAATTATGATAGCAATACAACACGAGGGCGCAATTAAAAAATTTACTTCTCTACCTAAAGTATGGAAAGATGAGAACGGAGTACATTTAAACATTACAGATGGACAAGCCTTTGGATTTTATCCTATTGTTTCTCCAAGCTACAATTCAGCTACTCAATACTTGGGAGATTTAGAATGGGATGGTAGTGTGTTTACATATCCTGTAATTGATAGAACTTGGACACAAACAGTAGCCGAGTTAAAAGAAAGTAAGATTGCAAACCTAAAAAGTTTATACAAC